GAATTCTCTGGCCAAGTCAAGGGCGCTAGACGATGCATCAACCAATAAAGCTTTAGGCGATTCTTTTTTATAAAATTCAAGGAATTCACTAACCTTGTCATTTGCCTCGTTGCAACCAATTTGTAATATGTTCATAAATTAAATATCTAAATCAAAGAGTTGTTTTCTGAAAATTTTAAAGTTCATCTCTATGTCGTAGAGGGCATCATGGAGTCTTTTCGGGTCGTGGTCAATGTTATATTTCTTTAGTAGGGTGGCTTGAGATGTTTTTAGACCCCTTTCTCTGTAATTTAGAAGTCTATACTGCCAACCAATAAAATCTTCTTTGTCAACGGGAATCTGCTTCGCTATAGCAGTAGCCAAGGACTTGGTGTCTATTATGCGGGAGACAAAAGAGTAATCAGGATTTCTTCCCATTAGCTTACGCCAGATATTTACCATGTAAACATCAAAGCCCAAAAGATTTTGGCCCACAATCAAATTGTTTTCGTCATACAAATCCTCTGAAAACTTTTCCCAGACTATATTTGGAGGCATAGATTTTTTTAAATACTCCTTCTGTGAAAAGCCTGTAACCTTGGCAGCACCTTCTGAAACTTTTAAGTCGGGCCAATGGATATAGAAATCACGCTTATCAATTATTCGGTCTCCCTCAACTACCAACCAAGCAACTTGCCAAGGTCGAGATGTGACCAAATTTAAACCTTCTGTTTCAGTATCAAAAACAATATATCTTTGATTCTTTTTAAATCTAAGCAGTGACTCGTTCATTTTCTAAATAAGATTCAATACAAAATTCATTACTGCCAAAGTGATCTAAGTTTGGACAGCTTAACGAAGCGGCTCTACCAAAATTTCTATTGCACAAAATCTTGTATGTCTGCAAGGCTTCAACATCCGACTTGTTTTTATATAAAATCGTTTTGACTTTCTTAACTGGTCTCACCATGCCTTGGGCGAACTTGCTAACTTTCTTAATTAAAAGATAATCAAAAGGTAGACCATTCTCCTCTACCCAAAAAGTGGGCAATATCTTGTGAAAATCAGGGACACACTTTTTTAGATAAAAATTATTATTAAATATAAAAGAATCGTAAAACGGTATTACTAATTCTAGATTGTCATTCCACACGGAGTTTAAAAAAGTAAAATCTACCTTCCCGTTGCCTGTGTGAGCATATGAATATATTCTATAAAGTAAACGACAACCTTCATCGTTGTTTGCGAAAATTATAATCTTGTGATCTGAATTGTCATCCTCAAGAGTATTGTTGCAACAACTAAGTCTTAAACCAAAAACAAGGTCGATACCCTTTTCTTTGCAACGATTATGAGCCGTAACAAAGCCCGTCATTGAGTCTTCTACAAGAACTAGTGACTTAATTTTATTTTCTTCACAAATAGTAAAAATACTATCAGGACCGCCCTCTTTATCATCGTCATCGAGAGTTAAGATGCTTTTTCCTATAGAATATGTAGACTTAAATACTGGAGTCATTAGTAATACTTTAACACCATCCAATGAGGTGTCAAGAAGAATGTGCTGGACATCCTTGGTAATACTTCATTTCGTAACCTCCCCCCTCGGGAACTAACTCCTCGGTAAACTCGTCCTCAAAGTATGAACCTATTTTCTCCTTGTTATTGTTCCATACCTCGTAAAAGAAAAAATCAAACTTCATCGGACAGTGCCACTTGGGAGATCCATCAAGTTTTAACTCTCCCTTTTCTTTAGCGAACCCACACAGTAACTTACCACTGAAGGAGTTATCCTTCGGAAAACCTTGATGAGCAGCAAAGTTTTTCTTTGCGTCTTTTTCTGAAAAGTTATCTAGATATTTTTGAATCTCAGAAAGCTGTAACTCAAAACCTTTGAGTTCATCTTCTTCCAAAGGTTTCATTTGAACTATGCCCGACTTAGGAGCGTTAAGGTCTAAGTCGAATTTAAGAAAGAGAAATTCACTCACCCTTTCTGAATATTCGGGGAAGAGATTTTTTACAGCTAAACTATACATTAAATCTTGTAGATTATCTGTAGCATCTTTTCCCTTAAATACGTCCTTGCTGGTCTTAAAGTCCCTTATCAAAGCAAACTTTTGTTTCTTGTATAGGAATAGTTTGTCAATAAAACCTCTAATTTTATATTTTATGTCTCCATCTACCTTAATGATATCAAAGTCTTTTTCTGAAAATTCTTTAGTGGGCTTATCTATATCTTTGCCAAAAAAATCATATGAAAGACCATTAAAAATCATGTCCTTCATTAGTTCTATATTTTCGGTATCGTCTATTCCTTCACGAACAGCATGTTTTAAAATCAGTCGTTTAATCGACTCAACTGCAAAAACATCCTCCTTTTTAATTATTTTATTATAATATTTTTTTCTCTTAGGAACCCCCAAAACTTCAAAAACTAAATGGCAAATAGAGCCTCGTCTTGCTCCATCGTTGCTTCTGTCTGGTAAGTGAAGTTTATACTTGCACCAGTAAAGCCAAGAACACGACTGAGCGGTCTTTATTCTACTCGCGGAGAGGGGTGTTTGAGGTTCAGGCATCACTAAGTATTAAGGCCGTCTGTATTTCTTTCTTAGTGAAGCAGGATGGATTATTCTTAACAAACTCTAGAATATAATCGAATTGTGCGGCCTTGTCGATATCTCTAGCTAGCCAGTCATTAAGGTTATACCCATCCAAGTGAGCATCACCAAAATCATTATACGGCGTTGGGGGAAATTTTACAGTTAAACTATCTAAATCAAAATACTTTGAGAGCTTAATGAAGCTTTTTATTCCTGCAATAAATCCTCTATTTTCCCCACTACCCTTATCGTTATTTGTTGAAATATATATATGCCGAATAGAGTGAGCACTAAGATAATTAATAATGTTGTTGTTAACAGATAAGCCAAAAATGACCAAAACATTTTTGATACCTTGTTCATAAAGAGCCAGCGCATCACCTATACTTTCTACTAAAATAACTTCTTTTTTTAATTTTATTTCTTCATCTACCTCAGTCTTTTTATTTAAAGCGGGGTAAACCCAATTGTTTCTTTTCCCTATATGCTTCCATTTGGGATAATTGTTGTCGTCATCTACTTTTCTTCCAGAAAAGCCAATGAGTTGGGTGTGTTCATTATAAATAGGAAACACCATTCTTCTATACATTTTACCTACACCTGCTAAGCCTACCTGAAACTTTTGCTGTGTAGCCTCTGATATCTCCCTTTTTTTGTAAAAGTTATAATTCGGGAACAGTTTGTCCAAAGATTCTTCTGGATAAATTTTTTCCATTTCTATTTTTTCTGTTGGGGAGTAAGTTATTACATTTTCTGTGGAAGACTTCCCCAAAATCTCTGTAACTTGTGAAGGGTCTTTAATGGTTAGCTGGACAAGGGCTTCAAAGGGTTTAGATCCCTTGTTTTCCACAAAGTCCATCCAAACGCCTGTGTTTTTATATATTTTTACAGCAGTTTTGTTGTCCCCATCTCGATATAAAGCCTGTGTTCTCCAGTGATCTCCACAATCAATTAGCTGGTAGCCTATTGATTCCAAAATTCCCTGAAAATCTTCAGAATTGATCGAAATCTGGGATTGTTTCTTGGACTCCTTCACTATCTAAATCCTCCTCCCCGTCTAACATTCTAGCTATATCTCTTAAATCTCCCCGCTCTGTGATATTAAAATTATTAAAATCTAAATTTATTGCATTTTTGCGGAGAGCATCTCCAATTCTTACAGGTTCAACTGCTCCAGCAATGTCACTGCCTAAGTGTCGGGATTTAACATTAATTAGCTTGTGAGTTCCAAACCTTCCCCCTTCTGTCTCAATCTCATCATTGGTTTTATTTCTCAAAATAAACATATGAGAGCAAAACTGGGTAATGCGATCCGACAGGGAAACAATAGATTCATCATCTACAATGTTTTGAGAGGTTCTGTTGTTAGTGATTCCATACCTGTTAGATTGCACAGAAGTGATCATGGGAATAACTGGATTTCCATCGTGCAAAATTTCTTTTTGAACACACTTCTTAAACTTATCCACCATTTCACCCACTACCTGCCATTCTGATTTGTTAGCAATATTTTCTGAAGTAGTCTTTATATAATCAAAAGAAAAAACCATGGGTTTCCCGCGCCCAACCTTGGCGTAATAAAATCTCTTAAGGGTATTAACCATAGAGTCTACATCTAAGCCTCCCACATTATAATAATAGAATTTTAAATTCTTAACCTTGGGCCACACAGAGCGCACTTTCTCCACAACCTTTTCTCCTGCTTGTCTCCACTTGCCGCTTTCTAGCAAGTGCATTGAAACGCCTGAAAGAGCCGCGCATTGGCGCATAATAAGTTCCTCTTTGCTCATTTCTCCATTATCAAAATGCAATACGGGAACATCATACTGAAGACTAACTTTTGTAGTGTAGTCCATGCAAAAATTTGTTTTACCCACTCCAGAACGAGCAACAATCACTGTGATATTACCAGCACGAAGAAGAGAGCCATAAATCTCATTAACTTTTGGGTGTGGCCCCATCATGCCGAACTCTGTAACAGGGTTATTTCCTCGTTCTTCAATAATATCCTCCATCTCCTCATAGATATTTTCGGGAGAGTCATTACCCATCTCGTAAAGATTAATGCGAGAATTGTAGGTATTGTCGGCAGCTTCTACAATTGAACGATAAGATGCCTCAGGAGGCATATTTTTCATCTTCTTGGCAATGTCTTGAGAGGATTCTAAAATTTCGCGCCTTATAGAATATTTTTTCAATTCTTTAGCTGTCTTGAGAGCGTTTCCCTTGGGAACTTTTCTCAATGCTAAAGATTTAATGTAATCAGCGGGATTTAGATTGTCCTCAAAAGATAATCCTACTTCATTTACTCGTTGAGCGATGATAACCTCATCCACCTCATCACCAGAATCTATAGCCTGTTCAATGATGCGAAAAATAGTAGAATGAAGAGAGCTTTGTTTAGAATAAAAATCAGAAGTTCCAATAAAATTAGAAATTTCTGAAAGGCTGTCAGGCTCCTTAATGAGACCTGCTAAAAGTTGTTTCTCTAGTTCAAAATTATATATCATTTGCCTTCCTCCATTGGCTCAGGTGGACCCGCGAGATGATTCTCTAGAGCCTTAGTTAAGGCAAACTCTGTCATGCCGCAATCAAATTTGCAATAAATTAATGGTTTGCCGTTTTCTGAAGAGGCGGCTAGTATAACTCCCTTATACTTGTCAGCGCCTCCTGACAACTCGTAAAGCTTATCTACCATCTCTGTCGGAATTGAGAATTCTGAGTTGCCATCGTCTTCTAGATTCATAGATAAATATCTTGTTTTTTAAATAATGATGCCGCAATTTCATCTTGCGGGTAAACCTCTGCTAACTTTATATCGTTAGCCTTACAGAAATCAAGTTTCTTCTCATCTCTTTTTAATTGATCGGAATATTTAAAGCGGTTTTTGTGAAAAAACTTAACATATTTTGTATGTTGCGCCCCTTGGACTTCAACAGCAATTTTTTTGTTAGCGTTATAAAAATCCAAAGTTAACCTACTTCCGACCACTCTAAATTCCTCAAAAACGATGTCATTTTTCCAGTAAGGGTAAAGAAACTTTTTTACCGTAGTTTGAAATTTGCTACGACTGGGTTTCTTCCAATCTATTAAATACTTTTTTGCGTTCTTAAGGTTTCTTTCTTTTCCGTATGCATCAACAAACTTCATGCTCCTATTTGTTCCTTAAAATAATCTATTAAAAATTTACATAGATCTTTGTTTTCTTCAACTGTTTTGAAGAGGTTGTTATCTCCTTGTATTTTTTCTGGGAAGTCCAGTTTATTGGAATCAAGAAGTTCCTTAAAATCTTCTGTGGGCTTGATCCAAGCTCCCTTCTTTTCTACAAACTCCCAAGCATAAAGGAGGTCGATTACTTCCTTCTCAATCCAGATAGATGTTCCTCCAGTTCTTCCATAGCGAATCGGGTAGGATACTGTAGTGTTCGTATTTTCATGAGCAGACTTTTTGATTGTAACTTTTGCATGATGCCCAATAATTGGATTTTTCTTGGCATCCATGGTTTTAACGGCGGGATTTTTAAGAATCAAATCTCCTTTAAAACGCGGTTCAAACTCCATAATGTTATTGGCAAAATGAAGAAGAGCATTACCTCCAGTTGCTGTAGTTTGGCGCACTGGCGCTTTGGCGTAGGGATCAAGTTTAATGTCTGCCCTTACTTGACTAATAAAAATAGCCATGTGGCCACGCTTTCCCAGAGCGGTGCTTACCTTCTTACAGAAATCAGAAGCAATTACCGCTCCTCCAGCGACTTTGCTACTCTCCTCGAAATTTTTCCCCAAATCATCCTTACGAATTAAACCATCTACCGAATCCAATACAAAACAATATTTAACCTTATCATCATTATTGGTAATGAGTTGTCGGATTAGACCCATGCAAGTTTCATAAATATTACTCTCAAAAACAAAACAAGTTCCATCTACCCACTCCTCTGGACTAAATACAAACTTTACTCCCGATCTCTCCTGAACCTCAGGTCCAAGTCTGCCTTCTGCTTTAATGTAGAGACCTCTAGATTTATCAAGACTTCCCAAAAAGTTCTTCATTACCTGCAATGATTCAGAGGTTTTACCTCCCTCATTGACTCCAGTAAAACGATGAAGTCCAGGTCCGAATCCACCAGCCAAATACAAATCTAGCTGTAAAGAACCGCTTGAGACCTTATACTCCACGGTGTCTTCAAAGTTGTAATGGTCATCCTTGTTTGCCTTCAAATAATTGTTAAGAATGTCTTCTGGGTCTACGTTATCACTCATTTAAAAAATCTTTTACTGTTTTCTTTTTGGGCTTGATTGTCTTGTCCTGCCCCACCTTTTCTCCGATATGATAAACCTCATACTTGGATAAATCAACCCTAAAGTTGAAAGCTCTGAATTTTTCATCTAGGGTAGACTTTAGCTTGTCACTCACAAGATAGGCGAGTGAGTCAAACTTCTTTCCGAAGTTGACAATATTCATAAATTCTAGAGAATAACGCTCACATAAACCATTAAGCATTTTCATTTCCCTAGCAAAAAAAGGTCTTCTTCCTTTATCGGGGACTTCCAATAAACGAAAAATGATCTCTCTTTTGTTTGGACCTTTAGACTTTGCCACTATGGATACATAACAGGTCCAGCATCCCTGTCAACCATTTTTTTCACAAGCTGTATGAAGTTACAAGTAGGCTCCCAGCCTAATTCTTCGCGAGCTTTTGTTGAATCTCCCCACAATAAATCTACTTCCGCTGGTCTATAAAAATCTTTATTAATTTCCACAAGACAATCCTTTCCGTGAAAATATTTTTCATCAATTCCCTCTCCTCTCCACTCAGACATAGATCGGTGGAAACCAATAAAATTAAATGCTTCTACTACAAACTCTCTAATCGTGTGTGTTTCATTAGAAGATAGCACATAATCTTTTTCTTTTCCTCTTTCTTGATTTAGCATGAGCCAAATACCCTTTATGAAATCCTCTGCATCGCTCCAGTCTCTTTTTGCGTCTACATTTCCCAATTGCAGAGGTTTAATGACCCTGCCTGTTTCAAACTCTTTAAGAATTCTGGCTACATTTTTTGTTATTTTCCGAGTGACAAACTCTTCACCTCTACGAACTCCTTCGTGATTGAATAACCATCCCTGAACAGCGTAAATATCATAAGAATCTCTGTATACCTTGACTAAATGCCTAGCTGCACATTTAGAGGCTCCATATGGGCTTCTTGGGCGCAGTGGGTGGTCTTCGTTCTGTGGGGTAAAGACTACATCCCCAAACTCTTCAGAACTTCCTGCGTTGTAATACCGACAATGCGGGGCATGGCGGCGAATTGCTTCTAGCTGGTGTAATACTGCCATGCAGTTTGTATCCATGTGTTGAGTGGGCATTTTCCAGCTACTGCCTACGAATGAATTTGCTGCAAAATTGATAAAATAATCTGGCTTGTGCTCTGAAATAACCCTTTCTGTATTTTGCGGATCAGAAACATCTAAATCAATAAGAAAAAACCTATCGACATTTTTTAAATGCTTAATGTTGTCGTGATTTTTAACACTTAATCTTCTAGCTCCACCAATTATAGTGTGTTCTGTATTTTTGAGAAGATAGTCCACCATGTGGCTCCCATCTTGCCCTGTTACTCCTGTAATAATAATTTTTTTCATAAAATCCAATCGGTGCAAACGCCTAAACATTTATAGTTTTTGCTTTTCCAGTCCTTATTAGTATCAACTATAATAGATCTTTCACAAGTTTCTTTATTCGGAAAAGTCCAAATAAAATTATCAGATGTCAAAGTATAATCATCTGTCTGATGCCAAAAAAATCTTAAGCTTGTGGGTAAAGATCGCAAAGCTTCTAGATTTTTAGCGTGAATCCACAAGTTTTTATTAGTCAATAAATTTGAATCTATTTTATACTGAGGCTCATCGTGACCTAAATAGAAAGCTCCGTCTTTTTTCCAAATATCTACTTCGCAGTGATAGCCTAAATTTAAAACTTTATAAATTTGTTCTGGCCTATTCTCGTTGTCTGGATCTTTGCCAAATAGGTTTCCTCTGTGAGAAATTAAAATCATTTTTTATTTTGCAAAAATATTTGCAGATCTTCTGGGGTTCCTAAGCCCCACATATTTTCAATATCGAATGTTTTTACCACCTTACCGTCTTTAATTGCTTCATTAAAAACAGGACAAACGTAAAATTCTCCGTTGTGGCGAATGTTTTTTTCTATCATTCGCTCTGCATATTTTACATAATCAGAACCCTTTTTCCAATAATATATCCCTACCGTTGCCGTATCAGAAATAGGATTTTTTTCGGCAACCTCAATAACTTTACCCTCACTATCCACTTTTGCAAAAGACCATTTGGGGTGGGTTGACTTAAAAGTTAAGATTCCCGCATCGGCATCTTGCTCCTGCATTTTATACAGGAATTCGCTAGTATCCCACTCTACATATTGGTCAGAATTAGCAATCAAAAGAGGTTGGTCGTTATTGATGATTTCCTTACTTAAAAGTGTCGTGCAAGCAGCACCCTCGGTCATGCCGTCTACCTCTATAACATTACAATTTACAGAAATTAAATTTAAAAGGCCGTCTAGATTATATTTTTTGCGGTGAGAACTTTGCACAATAAAAGTATGAGGACTTTCGCAATTTAAATTTTCTACTACCACTTGAATCATCGGCTTGCCTTTCACCTCAATAAGAGGTTTGGGAAAAGTGTAACCTGCGGCTTGGAACCTACTCCCTGCTCCCGCCATAGGAATTAATACATTTAAGTTTTTGTCCTGCCATCTAGTGCTCATTGTTTTCTTATTTTGTTTTAGACAAGGTGTTATTTTAGAAATGGTTAAATCGGAAGGGTCTTTAACTCTGAGAGTGTGAGCGCCGCTCCTTTGTGCCGCCAATAATCCATGAGGAGAATCTTCTACAATTAAAGTATCTTCAGGGTTAATTGAAAAAAAGGACATTGCCTCCCAATACATTTGAGGGTGGGGCTTTGCGCTTTTAACATCCTCGTTGGATAATATAAAATCAAAAAAATTAATGATCCCAAGTTGAGATAAAATAGTATAAACTGACTTTCTTATAGAGTTTGAACAACAAGCTATTTTGATATCTTGGCTAGCTAGAAACTCTAAAACCTTTATTAAATCTTTATTTTTGTTTATGGTTTTTACTTTCTCAGAAGTTATTCTTTGTTTTTCTTTCCATATTGTCTCATAAGAATTGGGAGATAACCCCTTTTTCTCTGTAAGAAGTTTCAATTTGTCCCTAGTTTTTAGTCCGTCATAAAAATTTAAATGTTCATTATAGCTTATGACAAGATCGGGGTCTATGGATCTCAAAGAGTCGTTGAATGCATCAAAGTGAATTTCTTTAGCCCTAACCAAAACCCCATCTAAATCAAAAATAACTAACCTCATTAAACCGTCCCCCTTTTTTCTGGAGTGATGTTATATTCTCCCCAAAGAGTTTCTAGTTCGTTGGGATACTCACTATATACCCATTTTCCTTTACTTATAGCGGTGGCTATATAGGGAAAAATTAAACTGTCAAAGTGGACTAATCCCCTCTTCATTTCACCCCCGTAACGAACCATGTAGTCTCCTCCTGTTGAGGGAGGTATTGCCAGTTCAAATTGCCAAATATTTAAATCCTTCACCGAACTTAAAATATTAGAAAAGGTTTCTTTTTTTAAAATAGTGGGCTGTATTGAAAGTTTGCAATATTCATTTGTCACTAAATTCCTATCAAGAGAACTATATTTACAACCGCTACCTGCAAAAATTAACTTAATAGTCTTTGCTTTATCTTCATGTATATAATTATAGAATTTTTCTAAATCTTTGAGATTGGGGTGTCCTATCATGATCATATCCTCATGCAGAAACAAAATTGTCTCTTCTTCTATTTGTGGTAAAAGACTCTTCCACCTTTCTGTATATGGCTGGCTATCGTTGTAAATGATTTGTTTGTATTTTGGATTAATCTTATCGTTAAGTTTATCCAAACAGACATAAACCTTAAAACCAGAAAGATATTTATCTAGCTGGCCAAAACACATTTCCCACACATCCTCCATATCAGAGTGCGTATAAAGCACAATTGGTAATTTTTCTTCTATTCCCATGTTGTTGGTAAAGTTATTCTTTTGTCCCAGAGACCACTTCTCATTAAAAACCATTTATAACACTTAATTCCATTAACCAAGCCTCCGTGCTTGGCTCCTGCCCACTTTTCCATTTCACTTCCTCTTGTCATTTCTTTTTTAATGAGATCAAAAAAATAAGAGAAAGACATCATGTTGTCTTGGTTTGAGTAAAACCACATGTCGGCTGGACCCTCTTCATCAAGCATCTGTTGTGACCATTCTGCCATATAAAATTTTTCCATATCAAGGCTGGGATCAAAATTAATACATTGAACTGCATATGGATTATGCTTCCCAGGCCCAGAAGTGTTTCTATTAATTCTCCCTACATCAAACCTTGTTTTAATAACGCAATCGTATCTCTCTCCTTTTTCTTTAAGTAATTCAAAAGACTTTTGAACAGAATAATACTGAGAAAAAAGACGAGACTGGGGGACATAGCCACCAGTCACTTTAACTGTTTCGATTGGAGAAAAATCTATCTGAGGCTCAAAGAGATGGCTCTTCACGCTTTCACCATACAGATCTAATATAAATTCTTTTTTTTCTAAGTCCCAACTATGAATATAAACGTCTACATCGCTTTTAGAAAAAACATGTTTTTTAAGATGTTCATACCCGTCTATTCCTTTTGCGGTGGAATCGGTAAGGGAATCAAAGTAACCTGCAATACATACTGCTGTTTTCATAAACCTATTCTTTTCGCATGTTCGACACACTTTTTCATACCATCATCTAGTGTCGTTTTAGCTTCCCAGTCTAATACTTCTTTTGACTTGGTGGTATCTCCCAAACAATATTTTAAAACTTCTTTTTCTAATCTATCTTTATTGAGTTTATATTCTCCTTTAAAAAGGTGTGGGTATGCGTCCCAAAAATTAGAGGGAGTATTATAATTTGGTTTAGATGTTACATTGAAGCACTTGGCTACACTCTCGTAAATTTCATTCACTGAATATGTATTGCCAGAGCTAACATTAAACTTTTCACCAACCGCCTTGTCGTGAGTCATCACAATTTCGCAAATATTGATCAAGTCATCAATGTAAACATAATCTCTCCTTTGTTCTCCATCTGAAAATAAAGTCGGGATTTCATTCTGTAAAAATGTTTTCATTAAGTATCCTGTTAGTGGTGGATGTTTTCTTCTAAAGTCTTGATGTGGTCCATACACGTTAAAGAATCTTAACGTTACTATAGGCAAATCGTAAACATTCGCAAAAGATCTACATAACAACTCAGATTGTTTTTTGCTTGTTGCATAAATTAAATCAGGAAATACATCGTCACTTTCCTTCGCGGGAAATGTTCTATGATTTTCATATACTGCGCTTGTAGATGAAAATATAACCCTTTTAACTCCATTGAGGCGAGCCGCTTCAAGGACGTTTGCTGTTCCCGAAACGTTGGTATCTATAGCCTCCTTTGGGTTCTCTTGACAATCGGGTAGGGGTGCTATGCCAGCGAAATGATATATATAATCCACATCTTTCGTGTGATCTAAAATACTTTTATTTCTGATATCGTCTTCTATGAATCTTCCAAATGTTTTGCCGTCTATTTCTAAATTATCCCTATTGCCATAACTCATATTATCCAAAAGAATTACATCATATCCTTTGTTATGTAAGTGATAGCCTAATTGTGAGCCTATAAAACCAGCGCCGCCTGTTATTAATATTTTTTTCATTTACCTAAGTCCTTTAAAAATCTTTCTAATTCGTTTGAATTTCTGACTATATTAACTGCATCACATGTGGGGTATGGACTAGAGGTTCCATAATCATTTATCAAGGTTCTATTTGCATGAAATAAATCGAAAATAATATTATCATACTTAATGCCCTCCCTCTTCATTTGTTCAAGCGTAACATCTTTGGCTGAAGATGGACGCGCTGTTGTTAGAATAATATAAACTTTTCCTGTATCATAAAGCTTATTTAAGAATTCTACATTTTCTTTTATGGCCTCAGTTTCTCCCCAATGAGGAGGAGTATATTTACCAGAACTTTTAACTAACGTCCCGTCAACATCCACGAATAAAGTTTTATACTGCCTAACATAATTAAACCAATCTTCCTTGGTTCCCCAATCCATGTATTCCGAAACTAATACTGGCTTAAATTTAAAGCCATCATCAATCATTTGTTTAATAATATCAGACAAATATAAATTTTTGTTAGCAGACATTTTTTCGAAGTATTCACAGTAGTCTTGACTGTTTTCAAATGAATAGCTACCGCAGCCAAAAGTATGAGAAATAACTTTTTTCTCCACTAAGCCAGAAATGTAA